CCTTTACTATACAGAGTCGAAGGGTTCGACCACTTATTTATTCCATTGCATCCTCGGGGAAATGATATGTCTTCAACTGGTAACGACGAAAACTTATCCTTAAAATCTGCAATATATTTTTGTGCTGCTTCTTCATCCTTATTAACGATAACAAGCATACATTCTTTAATGGCAGTACGACATGCAGCAGGAGTAGAAGACTTCACTGCTTCCAATCCCATAATTTTTAGTTTAGGTTTCTCATAACGAACACCTTCACTATCCCATACATTAAGGATGTATCGTTTCTTGGCAGTCCAGATACCTTTATTAGCGATGTTCTCTCGCTTCATCTGCATCTTCTGCTCATAGGCACCAACATAATCTGCTAGTTCTTGGTATGATCTATCGATGAATGGTTCAATTCTTTCTTTACAAGCAGTGTCGAGGAAGCTGACAATCCTCTCTGGAGGAACATCCTGTGAAGGAAATACAGAACGGACAAGTAAATCAAGACAGATGTAGATGCTATCAGTATCAGAAGCGATGACATAATCATGGTCCTTTGTCTTAAGTAGTTTGTTTAGATAAGTATTTACCTTGCTCTCAATCCACCTAATCGAGACTTGACCCGAGAGGGTAATCGCCTCAGCATTTGCCAGATTGTAGTATCTGAAGTATTGGTTTCCAATGGCACCATAGGCGCTGTTGAGTTGGATTTTTCTTGCCATTTGGATATTGTTGAATTTTGAAATATCCTTTTGTAATGCCAAGGTCTCTGCAGATGTGGTGGCATGTTCAAGAGCTTGCTTAGACTTAAGCATTCTCTTCTTGTATATGGTCCGTTCATCGTAGATCTTCTCCATCATTTTTGGCAGGAACCCTTGTATGTCTTTACGGTACTGAGCACCATTAGCACATACACAATATCCCCCATCAATATCTAGCGTCTCCCCAAGTATCTTATCAACCGTAGCTGATGGGTGTCGAGATTCAACAAGTGTTTCTGGCGAGATGTTATACTGCATAATGAGATGAGGGTAAAGAGAGTTAAGGTCAAAACTGACAACCCAATCATACTTTCCTGGAATCGGTTCCTTGACATAGGCACCTGCGTACTTTTCATCTTTCTTTGCACCTTTACGTGGAGGAACTACGATGTTCTTATCAGTCAGATAATTGTATATCATGGTGTCCCACATACGGACCTGACTATAGACATCTTCAAAGTTTACCTTAGCATCATAGGCCATAGTGATGGCAAGTTCAAGAAGTTTCATCTTATCTTCCAATCTGTCGATTAACTCAACGTCTTGAATATTATATTCCATAAACTTCTGCCAATCACTGGTATAGAAGTCTTTGAAGTTTTCATATTCAGAGTGATCTACTTTTCGTTGACCCAATTCAACAAAAGCGATATGGTCTAAACGATAGGACTCTTGATTACTGTAAGTAAACTTGCGATAAAGATCCAGATAGTCGAGAATATTGACACCAGAGATATCATAAGCAATATTTTTACGTCCCTGAACAAAAACTTCTCTTTCATTAGCACGATTCCATGGGGATAAACTCTTCATCCATTTCTCACCTAGCACACGATTAACTCGACGTGCAATGTATGGAACGTCATACAAATTGACATTCCAACCCGTAAGGATATCTGGAGTATTTTGCACCCACCAACCAATAAAATGGTTTAGCATTTCATGTTCGGTCCAGAAGATATGAGTCTCAACTCCTTCAGGTGCTTCAAACTCACGAGTTGCCCAACTGTAATATTTCTTTGTCACCATATCTTTAATGGTGATAGACAACATTTCTTCTGCTGCTTCTTGAACATTAGGGAATCCATTCTCACACTGAACCTCAATGTCCAATGCAAAAATCTTCATCTGATTGATGTTGTACTGCACTTCACCAGGAAATTCCTGACGAATATATTGGTATACAAATCTCTCATATCCATGCACCTCAAATCCTTCAACACCGTCATACTGTTCAATAAATCCCCTTGCCTCTCGGGAAGAATCAAACTTCACAGCACGAACGTTCTTACCTTCTAAAGTTTTAGTGACTTCATCTTTTTTAGATAGAACATATAAAGTCGGACTAAAATGGGCACGAGACTGCACTTGCTGACCGTCTTCGTACCCACGATAAAGTATTGTATTTCCAGCTAACTGAACGTTAGTGTAGAACTGACTCATGCGGACCTGTAAGTCTCCAATAGTTTCTCTGTCGGATCCACTATAGTAAAAACTCCCTCACTTGTCAAGAACAAATCTCGTTGGTCTGTATACAGAGGGAAAGGACTCAACGTCCCATCTCCCGAAACACTGAAACAGTTTTCAATAAGGATACTGGGTTCTTCATCTAGTTCCAGTACATTGCCAATGATATACTCAGGTCTATCTGTAAGTAATAAGACTTTAATATTCTCTTCACTCGGTTCGGAAGGATCTCCAATGTCACTTACAGGTGACACATATGAGTCATTAACCATTTCTTTGTGCCTCAACCAAATTGTTATATTGTTCTACGACTGCATCATATGTTTCATATGCAGCAACTACTTCGTCAAGTCGAAAGAAAAGATATTCACTTTTACTAAGAGGAGCCCATGGTTCCATTACTACCTTAGGTTCACTTTGCTTAGTGATAGTAGAGTCTTCCGAAAAAGCAGACACTTCAATGTTTGGTTGCTCTTCATTATCCGTGTAGATACTATATGGATATCGCAGTTGATATGCAATAGGGTCTTTAGTTTCTTCCGCTCCTTCTTGAGTGGGAGGAGTCACTTCATAGATATCAGAAATGATATCTTCACCGCTTCGTGTTCTTACGATTCTTACGCTCATAATTTCTCCTTGAGATTTCTAATACAGATTCTTTGATGATTTCTTTCAGAATTTTAGTTTCTGAAATTTTGTTTTCTTCAGCAATAGGACGTACATATTTCATTATATCATCGATATAATTTTCTGGCAAATCCAATGTTAGGAGATCTGATTCTCCATTATAATTATTTGGTTTTAAATTAAAGTATAGATTCATGTTACCATGCCCAAGATACAAATGAGTTACGAACACCCTTAGTGACCGTTTTTACTTCATGGGGATATAAAAAGATGGAGGGAAATACTAAGATATGCCCCTTTTCTAATTCCATATCTTCATGCCGAAGATAAAAATTACCACCTTCAAAATCGTCATTCAGCAATCCAACCAAAGTACAAATAGGAATTCCTCTCTCTTTGCCATCAAACAAATCTTTCGCATGATCGTAATGAACACGAAGATTGGTTCCTTCTTTATACCTAGCATATTTGGGTACTGCGTAATTTGCCAATCCGATATCATATTTTCTAGAATAATCACTAAAAACTTTATCACAAAGGTCATAAAGTAAATTACTTTCTTTTGGAGGAAAGAGATTTTCTATAGAATCGTTTTCGGAATGGTAATCAGTATCATTTTCATGACCCCACTGATGTGACTGCCACTCCCAAGTAGAATACTCAGAAATTATAGAGTCGCAAAAATCATCATCTTCAATGTCATATAGACTCACATAGTCAAGAAAATTCATACAGACTCCAAACAAAAAGAGACCCCGTGAGGTCTCTTTGGTTGTACATTATATAGGTAGTTACTCAGTGATGGTTTCAACAGCAGCGAGTGCTTTCTGACGAAGGTCCTCAGGAAGAGGAACATAACCAAGACTATCAGACATTGCCTGTGCTTTCTCACTCAACATATAACGAAGGGTCTCCTTCACACCAGTCTTGGACTCAGGGTATGCTAGGACCCAAGTAAGGGAGACAATAGGGTATGCATTGGCACCAGCAGGGTTAGCATCAGCACCACGAAGCTGATCGTCCAAGACGATTCGCGATAGACCTGCTGCAGATGTTTCAGCATTTGCTGTGACATAGTTACCTGCTTTGTTTTGTAAGGATACTTGTTGAAACTTACCACCATTCACATAACCATAATTTAGATACCCGATAGCACCAGGAACCTGTTTCACTTGTGCAGCAACACCAGAGTTACCTTT